CAATGATCTCGTCCATCGCTTTCTGTGCAGCACGCAGGCGGTCGTTCGCCTTGTACACAGCAGCTTGAGCAGCAGTTAGCTCGACCTGTACTTCGTCCTCTTCCCCCGGCTCAACTTGTTCTTCCGGTTCGGCGGGCGTCGTATCGTTTTTGGACTCTTCAGATTCCGCTGCTTCTTCATCTGCGCTCTCCCCGCTGCCAGTGCTTTCAGGCTCTTCCTGGACGTCCAAGTTTAGCGTCTTACGGGTGAAGCCCTTTGCGGCGGCAGTGATGTCAGCGCGACTCACAGCAGTACCTACAGCATCTTTGACCACATCCAGGCGCGGCATACCTTCAGCCGTCCAGTGGTCGTCGTTGTTGACGTCAAGGTTTTCAAGTGCGTCACGAATTTTCTGTTCCATGGGTCAGGTCCTTAAAGTTCATCCGCGTCAGCAAAGCTCTCGATCTGCCGTGCGGTGTTGCCAGACTTCAAAGAATCAAATACATCCTCTGAGGTTACGACAACAACGGGTACAGCTTCAGAATCCGACAAGCGGTTAGCTTGCACGGCCAAGAAGTCCTTCATTTTGGTGCTGTGGCGAAGCTTATCGAAGGAACGATACCTCACCCTGCGAGCATAAACACCCATAGTAATCTCCCGATAAATCGCCCGTTAAAAGTAAAGGGGCCCGAAGGCCCCTCCGATTAAAACTCCCGGGTGATTAACCGCGCGATCTTAATCTGCTTCCGCTCGCTGTAGGAACGAATCCAGGAACCCGCGTTCGCCAGGTTGTTTGTGGTTGCTGCGTTGGACGGTCCACCGTTTGGCGCTGTGCCAATGTAGCGGTGACCGGCCGGGTGCATAGCCCACTCAACTCGGTTGTACAGGATCTCAGAACCGCCACCGTTGCCGGAGTCAGGATCACGCTTGGTTTCGGTTGGCACCTTGGGTGAGCCCATGCCCACACGTACAGCACCAGCGCCAAACAACCAGGTATGGAACACGCCAGACGAGCTCGTGATGTTGTCATCAACGATTACTGTGCGTCCAAGGAAGGTTGGGATGTTTACCTGACCAGTTGCGTCCGGGATGTAGTCAATGAGGTTGTTCTTCTGCATACGTGCGTACACGATGGAGTGAACAGCGACCATTGACAGATCACCCATGCTGTCGCCCATGGTAACAGCAGCGTCGATGAACGCAGGAGCGCTGAAGTCCGTCACGCCAGCACTGTAAGCAGAGCCAGAGATGTCGTTCGTCAGGTCAGCTTGTACGTGCTCGCTTCCACCAGGAGCAGCATCGTTGTCAGCAAACACACCAGTCATGGTAGCGATGAACGCTGCCTGCTGGCGCCGTGCCCAATATGTAGAAACACGCTGGGCAATGCTGTCCATCGGGTCAGGGCCAATAAGAGCGGATGCCAAGTCAGCAGAGCTCCAAGATTGGTTACGCGACAGGCGAACTGCTGTTTCCTGCGAGGTTCCAGTTTTCTTGGGTGTGCTGTTGGTGCTGTTTCCAGTGATGCGATCGTCTGCCTCATCTGAAGACACGTTGTCAGTGTCGTCGTCCAGGTCCTTGAAGGACGGGATATTGAAGGTTAAGCCACCACCGGCAAGTTGTTCGTCAAGCAGGGGGTCGCGCATAGCAGCACCAGAAGTCACAATGCGTGATTTTTCTTCGGTCAGTTGCTGCACATACGGGGTGAACAATTCCGGAACTACGAGATCCGAGATTTGCGTGATTGGTCCAGAAGCCATGTTGAATCCTCCTAAGGATATGTTGGCTGAGGGTTTTACACCAGAGCCGCGAATCCCATGACCGCAAGCCCAACAATATGAAAAAAGGCAACCCCATCATCGAGGTTGCCCTTAGTATAAGCGAGGAGGATTAGGAAACGCAAGCGATCCTATTCAGGCCGCTTGCCACCTACCGTTGTACCAGCTGATTGAGCAAGCTGCTCGGCTTTGGAACGGTCTTCCTTCAACACCTTGCCTTGCTCCGTCATGTTCCAATGCTCTTTGGAGAAAGGGTTATTCCCTGCTCCTCCAGCACCCTCACCACCCCGGGCACCTATGCCCTGTGACTCAGGCCACCAGTGAGGGCGAGTGTTCTTCACTTCAGTGAGCCATACGCTGGGCTCAACACCAGGAGTGACGCCGACACCGTCCTTAGTGACCACACGACCGTCTTCCGCCACGTCGAACACTTGCTCACCTACCAACAGCGCGTCGTTGACAGCAGTGTCGCGGAGCTTCGCCTGGCTTGCAGCGTTGCGAATGTGGTCATGAATGAGACGCTTGCGATCCTTGCCCTTGTACTGGTCTACATCCATCTTGAGCTCATCCCGCTCACTTGTCAGCGTGTGGATCTGGCGCTCAAGGGGAGCTGTTTTACTGCGCAGACGGGTCTCAACCATTTCGTTAATCTTACCCTCGTCCAGCTTGCCTGCCGCAGCAGCTTCAAGCTCATCAATGCGGTCCAGCTTGTTGAGAACTTCTTCAGCATCCACGTCGCCGAACTTGGACAGCTTGCGCTTGGTCTCGCGATGGTCTTCACGTTCTTTACGCAGACCCTCTTGGACGTTGTTTACGTCCTGCACTGTTTTAATTTCACCTGCCTGAATCAGAACTGCTTTGCCGTCCTGCTCTTTGAACAAGTGCTTCACAGCGCTGGGCACTGCTTCCAGGTTTTCGTACTCGTCTTCAAACATAGGAATCACTCCGTTTTATGTTGGCGACCATTCGCCATTGAAAGGTGTAACGCACTGCAAGCCTGGCCAACCTTATTCAGGCACTTCCAGCCCCTTCCTGCGCAACTGGTCCAAAGTAAGTACATCGCCATCGCGAGCAACAAACTTATCCAGGGTGATCTCATTCCTGCGGAACATTTCCGCCCGAGTGGGACCAAGAACCCCATCCTGGAAACCTTTCGTCTGGTTCTTCAACCATCCGTTATAAGTCGTAGAGGCTGGCACTTGCCCTATGAGCTCCCTCCGGCGTTCGCGCGCGAACGCATCGAACTTGGATTTCTGCCCACGCGGCAGGCTAGCCCGCTGGTTGACTTTGGCAATGTTAGCCTTTTGGGAATACTCTTGCAACAACTCTTTCTCCGTGGAGCTATCAAAGCCCCTGTTCCTCAAGTTGTCAGCGTTAAGCGCTGGTACTCGTAAGGATCGGCAACGGAAGTGAAGGGGTGGAATTGGGCCAGTGCCTCGCTTGAATATCTTGCCGTCGTTGCTCGCACATACAAGAGTGGTTCGGCGGTCAAGAGTTGCTACATACTGCTCCTCTTTGATAATATCCTTGTTGGCCTGGTAGAGCGCTTGTTTTGCCTCTTGCTGCACACCATTGGTGACAGTAAGGATTGTTGACTCAAGATCCCGAAACGATTTGCGTGCCACCCCGTCAGTGTAGCTTGAGCGCTTGGTGCCAATAGCACCCCTCGCAATTTCCGTTGGTGTTCTACCCTGTGTGATGCCGGTCTTGGCGTACATCAGTATCCGATCAACGTCTGCTTGCTCAGTGCGTTGGAGCCACCCTTTGAGTGTGCGCCCCCGGAACGGTTGGCTGTTGACCACAGCAACGAGCTGGGCTGCTGGTGGCACATTCAACCCGAGCACTACTGGCACAGAACCTTCGATCGTTGCGACAGCCGTCGCTGCCTCGGCTACAGCAAGCTCCTTGAACTGTTCCGTCACCTCCGTTGTAATGCTTGCCCAGGCTGGCTTGCGAATGCCGTTGATTACGGCTTCGAATTCGCGCTGCCACTTGCGCCCGCTGGCCCCTGCAAGGCTGCGATCACCGTCTGCCTTAGCTGTCCACTCAACGATCGCGTCATACAGCGTTTTCTCTGTGGCTGCAAGTTTAGGCAGAACCTCATTCCGGAGTCCCCCTGCATACCGAATAAGGTATGTCTGGTGACGGATATAACTGTCGAGAATCTTCTCATTGGCTGTTGGCATTATGCGTCACCAGATCCCTGCCCACCTGTTTCATCGTCCAGGGGGCTCGGGATGTTCGTGCCCGCTGCCGGCTCTTCTTCATCCATTGCCGCCAGCTCTTCATCATAGGTCTTACGTGTGAATCCTTGGTCCTGCATCCACATGTGAATGGACTCTTCGGAGAACGGCGCACCCAAGCCCTTCGCCTGCATGATTTCAACAAGCGTCTTACCGTTGAGATCCGCTTCAGTGAAATTCATGTTCGGCGTAACCTTAACCTGGTCAGGGTTAGCGCCGCTCCAGCGGGCTAGGGACCGCAGCACTCTTTCCAGTCCAGCAGCACCGGTCTTGGCAAGCTGTGGCAGTGTTGCGGTCTGTGCGGCCACACGTATGCGAAGCGCATCCCCGCTTTCCTTGCTGCGACTTGTGGCGTCCAGTAGTTGCCCGCTCTTCTGAATGGCGCGGCTATAATCGTTCTCTAGTGCTGATCGCTGCTCTGGCAAGCCCCTTGAGTCAACACCAATATACTTTGCATCCCCGCCTAATGGGACGTCCAAGCGTGCCCCTGCACCTGTGCGAACCACCTCGTCGCTGTCCCCGTTAGCGCCAATCCTGACCAGCGTGTCCTGCCCCTGCATGAACAGGTTCTGTCGATAGTCAGCCTCTCCCCTGTAAATGGTCAGGCACAAGTTGGCAAGTCCATGGAGCGGTGGGTTGTCCGGTGTAGGGGAAAGGTCCTTGCTGTTAATGAAAACGAATGGGAGCTCCTCAAGCGTGTTGCCCATGAAGTTTGGCTTCTCAAGCATCGAGGCAGTGATGCTCTGGTTTTCGTCCAGGAGTGCTGAGCCATAAGTGCCGTTCCGCTCTACTCCACCTTGGTCATCGGTGAGCCCGATCACGCGATACTTTTCTTTCCAGGCCCAGGTTAGCTGTGCATCCATTTCAAAACCGGATTCCTCCAGCACTACTAGCCGAATATCAACGTCCTCATCACCAATAGACGTATCGTCCCAATTTCGAATCGACAGTTCTTTGTACAGGGCAATCACGGGGCGTGCTAAGTCCTTGTCTTTTCGGATATCCCCTAGCAGACCCAAGCGCCCTGTGATAAGTTGCTGGGCATTGATCTTGCGCAATAGCATCTCGAGCGACTCGCCCAGCAACGTGGCGTCCTCGAGCATTGGCTTCATGGAAGCGGGGAGCTCAATGTTGGGAGGCTCTCGGTGCATGATGCCAATCGCTGCTTCTACAGCCTCTTTAAAGATATCGGGATACACTGCTCGCATCTTATAGGCTTTGTAGGCTTTGTCACCAAGCGAGTCCGCATTACCTGCGCCGTCTGCTTCCTGTCCCGAAGTCGGGGCGAGGTACATTCTGCCAGCTTTCTTAATGGCGTCCTCCCCGTCATAGCTGTGTCGCCCAAGGCGCCATTTGTCAAGCATTGTAGTATAAAATGGGTGAACGCTTTTGGCTGACATTGTTCTCTCCTAGTAGTGACCTGTGGTTGACCCGCTTGTAAAGCGATCGCCAACTGATAATATGACGTAACGTGCTTCGTCAGCCACGTGATCCTCAGCATCCGTGTCCACGTCGTCCGCATCTTTTGTATCCCTTGGCAGAGTCGGGATGGTACGGATAAACCCATCCTGGCAGTTTCGGAAAGCAAACATGCCAGCACTCTCGCGTGGCCCACCATCGGGTTGAGCGTTGTAGATCGCAACCCGCATCTTCTCCCATCCGTTCTTCCGACTGCCGGGCGACTTGTTACTGCGTGAAAACCTCACGCCCTTATACTGCTGCCCTTTGATAGTAACCTTGCGGGCCATATCCTGTGCAATACAAACACCGTTCTCAACATCGTTAATCGAGTTGTCAGCGGGACCAGGCTCGACCCTCCCATAGTACCCCATCTTTAACTCTCGTTCAACGATACCCTTTGCAATCTGTGTGGCCAACATCCGAACCCCTGTATTGGGCACGCCGTTCCAACCATACCACTCCGCAATCCGAAACAAGTCCCCACGAACAGTTGACTTCCATTGCCCGTTAGGCATCAGCACATCATCACCGTTGGATTCCGCCCACCAACCAACGCTGAACGGCTTACTGGAACCCCAATCGAAGGAACGAAATATACGCCAGTCCGGTGGGATGTTAAAGGGCTCAACGACATTGTGCTCTGTTGACCACACATCGTCAAACATACCGCCGCTCGTAATATCCCAATCGCCCCACAGCCAGGCTCTGCGCTTGTTGGGGTCGGTGATCGATTCCAGCTCCAGTATGTACTCGGGTGACAGATACTTGTTCTCCTTGTACGAGCCAAAGAGGCGTACCTGTGTTTTCGTGACGTCCTGCCTTTCCCCTGTACGCGGGTTAAACACGTTCCGAGTGATGTTTACTGGCACCCCTGGAGGTGCAGCATCAATGAAGCGCTGCTTGACCCAGTTATGCCCCACTCCATAAGGGTTGGTGGTGCTAAACACTACAAGCGGGATCTCAGGGAGCAACTCACGTTCCCCTGTCTTTGGGTTCTTCGGGCTGTGCAGGTCAGGGATGAACGACGTCCGGTTAAGGGACATCGCCATATCGTAGAGGTTGGCGTTGGGCTGCTTCGTCAGCTCGTTCCACCCAATGAACGGGAACTCGTGCCCGTGATAATTCCAGTAGTCTTGCTCAGTCTTCATTACCCTGAACCATAACTCCTCGCCTGTTGGCCATACCCACTTCAGGGCGCTTGTAGAGCTGACGAATTTTGCTCCATCCCCAAACTGGCGAAACCAGCGCTTAGACTTAGATACAAGGTCGTCCAGGTTCTTGTACTCTTTATCGAATATAACGCCGCGCCAAAACTGCCCGTATCCGATACCTACAAAGCGGCGGAAGAACATGATCTGCGAGTCAGTTTTACCAGGGCCGCGTGTGCCCTCATAGAGGATGTGATTACAGGGGCAGGAGACCGCTAGTGTCTGTGATCCTTCTAGCGGCTGCCATACTATTTCAGGGGCCTCCTGCTTCAGCGCTGCTATGGATTTCATTCCATGCCCTTTCGTTTACACAGCGCATCATAGGCGGCGTTGTGCCCAACGATCTGGCGCCGCGTTTCCTTAGTGTCGTCCCGGGAATAGCTAATCGCTGCAAAGGCTGCACAAGCCACGGTCGGCTCATCAGTCCCGGAGATTGGGGTCTTCATTGTCTGGCACCCCGTCACGCTCGTCAAACTTGTCAACAGCAGTGCGACGAGCGTGGCGTGCCTTAGTGATTGCGTTTTGCGCACTTTTCAATCCCTCCGCGATAGCTTGTGCCTCGCCGGCGTCTATGAGCTGCTTCTGTTTCAGGTAACCCGTAATAGACGAAGCGAAACCCAGGAGCTGCTTCATAAACGCCAGCCAGAACATTAGGTGTCAACCTTGTTCTTGTTCTTGCCTACGTTGCCAGCAAGCACGTTGAGCACCTTAAGCACCTTCGACAGGATTTTATCGTCCTTCTTTGTTGGTGTCAATGTCGTAATTGCTGTGGCCCCTGTGACCACAGTAGTCAGGGCAACAATCCAGGCAGGGAACGCATCAAAGAAGCCCGCTACAGCACCCATGACACCAGTTGCCGCTTCGGGTTCCTGTGCAAAGGCAACGGACGTGGCAAGCAACATGGCGATCGTGAGCAATGATTTGAACATGTGTGTCTCCTAGTTATCAGTTGAAGCGAGTTTTAGATTGTGGGCAATACGGCGGGCCCACCCTTTGCCATAATGGTTCCAAGTGCTGATCCGAGTCATAAACTCCAATCGGTACGCTAGGAAACGCAACAGCAAATCGTTGAGGTCCATACGGCTTACAGCTTTCAGCGTATTCGGACCAATAACACCGTCGGTGACTGCACCAGATGCACTCTGAAGCATTTTGGTGGCTTGGTGCATACCATGGTTGATCGCAGCGTCAAACATCTGGTAGGACATAGCAGGTCGGAACTTATCCATTTCCAGCTTCTCCCACCAATCCCGCTTGTAGATTTCCTTCGCGCGCTCAAGCGTCATGTTTTCAATATCCTCTTTTGGATAAGTCATGGCGCTGATGCCAAACTTTGTACCGTTGAGCTCGCCGACCCCTACAATACCGGAAGTCCAATTCCCGCGATCGTTGCGACCCTTTTGAAAGCCGCCCTCGTTAGTAAACACTCGCTCAAATGATTCATTAAACATCGTCGTTCTCTCTGTCTGTCCGGCGCCTGTGCTTGTGCTCAGGACGCATGTGTTGCGGGAATTTGGATTTTGTCCAGCGCTCAAACATGAAGATCGCTCGCCCGCCCATGTGTCCGGATACGCCAGTAAAGAACGCGGTCATGTGCCAGGAGAGATCCATCTCAATACAGATGTAGGCGGTCAGCAACCCCGCGAACCCACTTATGGCCCACTCCCCAATCAATTCAGCGAAGGAAAAGTATTCAACGTGACCTTGCTTCACCCGACTTAGGTAGTTCACTGTTCCACCCCATATAGCGAGCGCGACGAACCAAATATAACCGAGACCTGCCTCAATCAGCTTTGATAACACTTCGCCCGGATCATTCACATGCAGCCTCATTCGTGATAGTGTGGTATAACTACAGCCACCCCTCCACTGAGGCTGACCGATTTACAGCTACGAACAAATAGTATACGAGCATACACAGGAGCGCAACGAAATCACGCCTTAGTCCTTGACATTCGCTTTAAGATCTGCCTGGGCTTGTTGAGCTACCTTAGCCCATTCCCCTGGTGTGGTTAGCTGCGGAACAACCATCACGCCACCCTTAAATGCAACCTCAGTTTCGGAACGAGTTGGTGCTTCCATGCCCTCGGCTTTCATGAGGTGGGCAATAGCTGCCACACGCGACCCATGAGAAGCTCCAGGTCCATAGTAGGTGGCCTGCTGTTCCATCCATGCTCGGTATTGTTTCTGGCGTTGATCTGTGCCCTCGGGGGTGTCGTCTTTGTGTTCGGCTTCCATAATGAGACGCCGTACAACACCCTCACCCAAGAAAGCTCGCACCCAATCCTGTGCGTAAGGCTCCATGAAACCGAGCGCAATACAAGACGCATAGGCGCTTCGGGTTTTCATGTACAGACGAACGAACTCCTTTCGGAGAGCTAGCTCATCTTCTGATAGTTCTTTTTCGACAAGATTCTTGTCAATGTAAGCACTCGCGGCTGATGGACCCATGCCCAGTTACTCCTAGTGATCGCCACCGATCTGTGATAATGATATGGCTAAGAGTAAGGCATGAGCTCGAGGGGAGGCAAACTGTTCGTTTTCTTTCGTAGTTTGGCCACACTGTATGCCCATCCGTGGGCGCTGTGCTTTATCGGTTCAGCCACTTAGTGTAGTAGGCCTTGAACCATGCTTTGAACGTATCCAGATCCACTTCCACTCGGCAAGGTCCGATGGAGCTGTGGGTCCCTGTGCCGGCTGGCTGGAGCGGAAGCTCACCCTCCAAGCAAACCCGCCAGGACTTGCGGTTCTGCCTGAATATCAGTATAGCAAGGCCGCCTGTGCGCCCTGCGGACGTCACGCACTGCTTCCACCAAGTATTCACGGACAGTTGCTCTTGGCGCTTAATCTCAATCTCGAGGTTCATGGGGTTCGATAGATCCGCGCCCCCTACAGCACTCTGGTTCTGGTTGCGCTGAAACAGCTCGTCGTTGGTTGCGTACT